CCTCGGAGACAAACACCGCTGCGTTCGGGAACTCGGTGTTGAAGTCCATGTCCGTGACACGGGTCCACCCTCCAGAGGAGGCAGACCATACACCGTTCTCGGCAGGGGCCGTCTGGTTCTTGAGTAGGACTCGGTCGTTAGCAATGACCGTAATTCCATCTACTGCAATGAGTCCGGACTTGGTGACGTTTGCCGTCGACGCGACCCGAACATTGTCCTTCCACGCGAGGCCACTGATCAGGCCATCGACGTACTGCTTCGTAACCGCGTCGGTTCCCGCAACTGGGGCGCCTAGGTTGGTGATGAGGAAGCCGCCCATGCTGACGTTGGCCGTCGCGGCCGCATGAGCCGAGACCGGGATCGTCGAGTGGGCCGCCGCGTCGTGGGCTGGGAACCCGTGCTTGTGGTCGCCACGGGTGTAGAGGGTACTTACGCCAGCGACTGGCGCGTCACCGAAAGCCTGCGTTGTGACCGTGTCTGAGGCGACTGCACCAGCCCCACCTTTGGCCGCAACCCACTGGGTCCCGTCGTACCAGTAGAACGTGTTGTCGGCCGAATTGAAGTACATGAGCCCCTTGACAGGCGCCGCAGGCGCCGTGCCGAGGTTCTGCATGACCGCATTACGGATCTCGTTCTTTACTATGTCAAGTGGGCCGTAGACGGTAGGCATGTATTACCCTCTAGCTTAGATAAGCCTCTCCACCCACGGAGGCAGAGAACGTTAGAGTAACTGTCGTGCTCGTGTAGTCCACGGCTCCTGGAACTATCTGTCGGCCGGATGAATCGACAGCTGTGACGCTGGGACGAAACGAAAGACCGTGAGTGATCACCCAGGTCGTGGCAGCAACCGATTGAACGTGCCGGTACGATTCCCCTGTACCGCCGCTCCCGCCGCTGCCACCACCTGCCGCGATCGCTTTGTCTAAACCAAGAAAGACTCGTTGGAGCTCTTCAACATGCTGGCGTGCCCAGATGACGACTTGCTCTCTGTCCTGCAAACGTGTAAGGCTTACGATCCTCACGTTGTCTCACCCCAGCGCTCGCCGTCAGTAAAGCGGCCAAGATAGTCCTCTTGTGCCCACCGGGCTGCATCGAGCGCGTCCATGATGTCTGGCGCGCGCCCGATGCAGCCCCTCAACTGTGGGAACCGCACTTCCCACTCTTCGCCATTGTACTCGATCTCGATGCGGTAACGCGGGTCCATCAGACCACGACGGCTCCGAGTGCTCCCGCGACACCGGGTGTGATCTCGACGACTTGGCCCAGGTTGTTCCTGAGCCTGATGCCACCGACAGCGGCGCGCATGAACGCGCCCATGAACGGCTCCTCGGTGCTGTAGTTCTTGACACCGACGGCATCGACGTCTGTGACTCCTTGATCTCCAGGACCTGTGCGGATGATCGTGATTCCCTCCCGGTTGGCCGAATTCGGGAACAGGTTGATCACGTCTGCCTGGAGTGGAAGCGCGAACGGGGTGATGGTGAAGCCGGTTCCACCCGCGTTCATCTCGTACCGGCACCACTGCCCTTGGGCCACGTTGTACAGCCCCATGTGGGGCTTGCCGATGGCAGCGTTGTACCCGAACTCGACAAACCGGTTGTTGTCGTAGTTGATGAACTTGAGCATGGTCACAGGTGCATCCCGACCATCGAACACGGTCATGGCCGGATTCCGGTCCTTCTGGATGGTGCTGAACGCAGGATTCGGGACGTAGGTGATGGTAGTCCCTACGACCTTCATCTCCATGGCCTGCGCGTCGGAGCTGAACCACAGCGCCGAGTAGAAGGTTCCGGGTGCCCCCGGCACGGCTTGGTTGCCGCCCGGCGAGAATAGCACCCGCACCCGTCCACCCGCCGCGACTGCGAGCTGGGAGATGTCACCCCGGCTCGAGACTGCGAGGGCTGATCTCATGGCTCACGCTCCCTGAGAGCCGTACACTCCCCGCCACTCGCCGGCGCCCACGGAGAAGCGCTGGAAAGCCTTGAACTTGGCGTCGCCGGTGTCGAAGTCGTCACCGTTCTGGAACCTCTGCGCCATGCGCTCGAAGAAGTTCAGATCGTGGTCGCCCTTCCCAGCCAGCAGGAACCAGCTGTCGGGGTCCACGATGTAGTGCCCGACCATGTAGTCGAGCCCCTCCTCGCGGAGGGCATTGATCTCGTTGTTCGCGGTGTAGGGCCGGAACTCCGAGCCGAGGATCTCCCGCGCCGTCATCTTCAGCTGCGGCCCGCAGAGCAGGGTCTTGGCCTTGATGACGACCGGAATGTCCATCTCGTCCGTGAGAGCCTCGAACGAGATGATTGCCGCTTCCAGGCTCGTCGGCGACAGGTCGGCGTCCGTCGAGGCCCGGTTGCTGCCCGTGCCGCCGCCCAGCTTCGTGTGGGTCGCCGCGATCAGGGGCTCGTTCACGCCGAACTTGGGGAAGCCGTACTCGACGGTGAACGCGTTGTTGAGCATGTTGAAGAACGCGACCTCGCGGGCATTCCGGGCCGCCTTGGCGAGCTCCTTCGTGTTCTTCTTCATCACGTTGTAGAGATCGTCTTCCATCATCTCCAGGGTGACGCGGAAGCCGAGCCCGTACGTGAGGTGGGTGTACCGCTTCTTGCCGCCCTGCCGAAAGTCCTGGTACGTGATCCCACGACCTTCGGGCTTGACGGGCATGGACCCCAGGCCGCCCACTTCGAGGTCTTCCTCGTAGGCACGCTTGGAGGTCTCGCTGTTGGCGATCTTGCTGTACTCGGGCGGGCGCTCGTCCATTTCCTGGAAGAACACCTTGCGAAGCCCGGGTGCAATCAGGTAGGAAAAGGCACCTGTTACGTTGACCATTGGTCCCTATCCTCCTACGCTGCCTTGCCCAGTTGGGTGGCGCTCTCCAGGAACTTCCCGCGGGCGATCTTCTGCCCATTGGGGAGTGTCTGGATCTCCATGACCAAGAAGGTCCCCGCGGTCGCCCGATCCGCTGTCCATACGCCAGCGGCCTTGTTGAGCGTCACGAGCTTCTTGATGTCTGCCTGAACTGCCCCCGGCATCACCACTCCGAAGAGTGTGTCGTCGTTGGCGATCCAGACGGTGACTGGCCGGCCCGCAACGGTGGTCGCGGGCATTGCTGCCACCCCGACGACTGATGCGGCCCCTGTGGCGGCCACGGTCACGGCTCCCGCCGCGTCCAGGACCACCGGCTCACCGACCTCGAACGACTGCGCCGCCGCCTCTGGAAAGGTCAGCGTATGCGGCGAGTTGCCCGAGACGGTCATTTGCTGCTCGAGCTGCCTCATAGTTTCACCCCTTTTCGTCCAGCTCCACGTCGTCGCGGGAGACACTGCCCGAGTAACCGGGAACGTCCCGGTGCTCCTCGAAGCCGACTCCCCCGACTGCGTTCTTGAAGCTGGAGCTCACACCCGTTGCGAGTGCGTCGATCTTGGCCTTGTTGCGCTTCCGGTACACTTCGTGCAGCTCCTTCGGAATCCGCGCGAGTACCAGATCTCCGACCTCGACGGTCCGCTCCACGGACTCCCCACCTTTCAGGGGGGTGCCGTCGTCACGAGCGTACGTCTTCTCTTGGCCACCCGCCTTGACGACTTCGTAGCCGAGGAAGTCCGTCTTGCGGGTCATGTTCAGCTTCTCCTTGCGGAGCCAGCGGTAGTGGTAGTTCGGGTCCTTGTTCTCGACCGTCAGAGGATCGAAAACACCGCCGGCGATCTTCTTGTCGATCTCGTCCTTGACGAACTCGATCCCCATTTCAGGCCGCCTTTCCCTTCTTCGTGGACTTGGGACGAACGCCGCCAGGAGTGGCCCAGCGATCCCAGTCGTCTTCGCCCATGTCGAAGGCCTTCATGACTTCCCGTTCCTCACGGGTCATCGACTTCGGCCGCTCCTTGTCGGGCTCGGCCGAACTCGCGCCCTCGGGACGAGAGCCGCGTTCACGTTCGGATTTCTTCGCCTCCTCGATCTCTTCGTCGAGGTGTTGGGACCGAACGTACTTCAGCGCCGCCGTGTAGGAGCCAGACTTCGCCTTGACGTCCAACGGCATGTCGCGCATGAACTCGTCGATCTCCTTCTCGTACTTGTCGAACTGAGCGCCGTGCCTCGACCGAGCCGCTTCGCGTTCGGTCTCTGCGCTCCGCCCGAAGTACTCCTGCAGAATCGGGCCGACCCGCATCGTCACGAGCTCGTTCATCGCGGCGACGGGATCTTCGTCGAACTTGTCTCGCATGTTCTTGACGCGCTCTTGGGCACTCTTGGCCCCCGCGTCACCTTGAGCAGCAGCCCGCTGGATCTGATCGAGGATGACCTGAACCTGGCCGCGAGCCGTGGCTGCCTCTTGGAGGCTACGTTCCGTAGCCCCACGAAGCTCCTGGTTGTCGCGCTCCAGCTTGTCGATTCGAGTCTTTGCAGACTCTTCGTCTTCAGGCTGTTCCTCCGTCTCGTCCGTGGTATCCTCCTGCTCGTCCGGGTCGATTGTCATCTTCGTTTTCCTTCAGCTGTGCCTCTTCGAGGCGATCCAGCAGCTTGTCGCCGAACTCGATGAAGATGTTCAGCGCGTTGAACTCACCCTTAAGTTCCAGTACCGCCTCCCATGTTGGGGCCCCCACCATTCGGAGGAGGCAGCCCTGTCTGGCCTCCAGGAGGTGCTCCCACAGGAGCGCCCACTCCGGGTCCGTTCGGATTTTGTTGAGGGCCTCCGACAGGTCCTCCCTGCTGTTGGGCAGCGGCGGCATTTGCACTCTCCAGTTGTTCTGACAGGCTCGGCGGCAGCAACGTGTCGACGGCCCTGATTTCGAAGGTCTGGACGATCATCTTCATCAGATAGCGAGCCCCGTCGGCCATCTCCGCGACCATCAGCTTCACAGGCGGCGGGGTGTCTGGATTCAGGGCTATCGACGACATCTGAATCACTTGCTGGTAGTACTGCGTCAGGGTGCCCATCATTGAGAGCAGGCCCTGTTTCTCGATCTCGCGGTTGATCGTGGCGGTGCTCGCCGTGAGCTCCATTCCAATACCGTCCGCGATGAACTCCTCTGGGAGGTCGAGAACCTGCTCCACGAGCTTGCCGTCCGAACCCTTCACGAAGTACGCCATGCCCTTGGGCCGGAACTGGCAGTTCAGGAGCAGCAGCTTCTTGCCCACGGACCCCAAGCAGTCGCGGACGTCTCGGACGTTCAAGTCGAATCGTCTGTTTCCCTCTTGGATGAGCGCGAGCGTGCCCGTCGCCGTCGCGCGATTTCCCATGACGTTGGACTCTCGCCCAAGTTGGTAATCCGCGACGCCCGACCTTCTCTCCGCATACGCCAGACAACTAGTCTCCAGTTGACGCATTGAAGGATAGATGTCAGCCATCGGCAGGGAAACAATGTCTCTACCCGGGTCCGGAACCGTGAGGAATCGGCCAGGCCAGACGCGAGTCCCGTTACGGACAACACCACGACGTCCGATGAAGAACCTCGTGTTCGCCAGCGTCGCGTTGTCGACCTGCTGGTTGTGAAGCGTAGAAATTTCCTCTTGCAGGAGCGAAAGCTGGCGAGAAATCCCAACGCCATCGCGCTTGCCCTCTCGGTCGATGAACTTCCCCTTCTTGAAGGGCCGCTCGCCTGTGATGTCTGGGTTGTAGACACAACGGGCGACGGTACTTGTAGGATGGTGATAAGTGATCATCACCGGGACTGGCAACTTGCTGCCACCAAGCGGGAGATCTGCGTAGATCTCGTACATGGTGTTGAGCTTGTCCTTCGACTTGCTCGTCTGCGCCTCGAACTCGTTTTCGAGCACCTTCTCCTCCATCGGAGTCGGTTGCTCTTTGGCGGCAAGGATCTTGTCGACGTCGTCGTACACCTTGTCGTGCTGGCGCCACCGGAGCTGGCCATCCGTGAGGCGTACCCTGTGCGCCAGCCACTCAGCCTGGTACAGCTCGTCCTCGATGCCCGCCTGGCAGATGATATCCGCCAGGAGAACGTGTTGGACCTGAGGTCGGCGGACCACCTTGTCGACTGGGCGGGCAGCACCGTTGGAGACAACGAAAGAACGTTGCGTGTACGTCTCCCAGTAGACTTTCAGGTACGCCCAGCCGTGCTTCACGATCTCGACCACCCAAGAACGAGTCTGGGTGTACATCCCGGTTTCATTGACGCGGGACCACTCCATGAAGTCCTGGAGGGGGTTCACGACCGGCTCGAGGTCCTTGATCAACGCCTCTGCGCTCCAGAAGGGCTGGACCGCGAAGATCGTGTTCATGATCCTGGCTACGATCGAGTCGACCGTGATACCCACCAGAGGAATGACGAGATTGGCGGCACCATCCCAGGGAAAGGTCTTGCGCACGTTCACTGGGTCCCCCAGGTAGAGACGATTCGATTCGTCGATCCACTGGAGCTTGACTTCGTGCGCTTGGAGGGCCTCCTCGAGTTCACCGTTCAGGTAGCTCGGAAGCCATTGCTTGTCTCGTGGCGTGAGAGCCACGGGCGCGCCTGGGATAACACCGCTGTACTGAGGCATCAGTACTTCTCGCCCTTCTCTTCGTCGGAGGCTCCGCCCTTCTTCTTGCCCATTGGTGGCTTCACGGCACCACTCTTCTTGGAGCCCTTCTCACCACGTCTCACGTCCTTCTGCGCACGGCCCATGTTCATCACCCCCTATCTGCCGGTGAATCCGACTTGAGACATGACCGGAGCAGCGGCAGCGGGGGAGAAGCTTCGTGGAACGTCTCCGATCCCTGGGCCGCTGCCAGGCGCCGACACGAAGCCGATGCCTGAACCCTGAGCCTCCATCATGCGCTGGAGCAGGGTCGTTTCGGAAGCCGTAGTCGCCAGGCTACCGAGATCCTTGACGACGGCCGCCAACGCTTTGGCATTGGTGGTCCGTTCCTCCTTGGTCTTGCCCAGCATGTTCGCCATGCTGTTCATCATGCCTGTGAACTGAGGCACGGCGACGGCGTCCTGGGTGGCAGGGCCACCTGTGTCAGCTGGCATCGTGTTCTGGCTTGCGCCAACACCGCCACCGACTTCGCTGCCACCGACCCCACTTGGCGAACCTGATAGCTGGCTCATCTCTCCCCCTTCTTGAGAATCATGAACATTTGCGCCGGCGTCTTGCTAAAACGCTGCAAAACACCTACGAAGTCACCTTTTACGCCCGTTCGGCGGAAAAGTTCGGCTTTTTCCCCAGGAGTCATCCCTTGAGAGACTCGGCGACGGTACGTCGGGTCTGAATCAGGGCCTTTTAGGTGATTTTCGAGCAATTCCCGCACGTTTTGGCCCTCAGATGAAGTAAAGGTCGACGTTCATGTCCACGCCGCCCATCATCAGGAAGTTTTGTGGTGTCGTAGGCTTCGGGAGCATGATCAGACGCTTTGGATCTGCCTCAAACAGGTCCATGGCGAAGAAATTGCTCGGGTCTAGCTCCCGCTTGAGCAGAAAAGCGCCATCCACACGTGGAAGAACGAGCAAAAGGTTCACGGGAGCGTCAACCGGGGTATCCGGCCACTCGATTGGCAGGCTCCAAATGAGCTCCTTGAGCCTCATGGTCGTGTGGATCGCGTTCATCTGCGCTATGGTCACGATGTCGAGAAGGTCGCGGACACCATTCCCGTCATCGTTCACGAGGTAGAATCTAGATGTATTCGGCATTTGTCCTCCAGATTGCCTGCCCCTTGGGCAGGCCCCCCCCACCCCACCCAGGAGCCAGGAATAGAACTAGCCCAGACGACTCAGTAACCAGTCCTGTGGCTGATTCCCTCGAACCTGTAGGGCTGGTCCTCGGGATCTTGCATGTCCGGTGCCTCTTCGATGCCACTGTCGGGCATCACGGCCACTTGCGGCAGGTAGCTAAGGGCATCCAACGTGTCTACCGTATCGCTCAAAGGAAACGACTCGAATTCTTCAATCATTAACCCGCAGGTTGATCTCCGGACCCAAAGTCGTCCCCTTTCAGCGTACGGCTGGAGTCCTCGGATGCGGGACTCCTTTCCTTCTCTTGAGCCAGGCCTTACTTCTCGAACATTGAGCCACCTGTTGCGCCTCATGCACTCGGCTTCGATAAAGCCCTTCAACGCGCGCTGGTATGCGATGCCCTCTACAGTTACGCAAAGCGGGTCCCATCTCTGGGACATCTCGAAAATCTTCTCGATCATCTGTAGTGGTTGGCATCGTTCTGCCCAAGCCTCGAGCACGATTATGCGCTCGAACTCGTCGAGGCCCGCTGCCACGACAGCAGATCGGGCCGCGCCATCCTTCTGGCTAATCGCGGGGTCAACCAGGATAACTGGGACCATCTTGACAGGGCGTGGCTGGCCCACGAACCGCAGCTTCACGAAGCCATCCTCGAGTTCCCACCCCTCGAGTTCGTAGTACCGCAGCCACGCCGGATCGAACGTGACAGACTCGGGATCGAACGGCTCATTCTGGTACTGACACGAGAACTTGAACGGACCAATCTTCCGCTTGATCCGCAGCATCTCGTCGAGTGGGAAGCGATCAGGCCACAGGGTCGTATTCCCAGGCTGCAGCGCTTTGCGATGAAAGATCGCTATGTCTTGCTCATGCTCCATGATCCAGGCATAGAGATCCTTGTGGGTCCACCGGGTCCCATACGTGTCGATCTGGTCAGTCGGCTTCTCGAGCAACGACTCGCAGTACAGGTACCAGTCGATCGTCTTCCGCATCACGTCGACGCTCTCGCTGGCTTCCTTGCCAACCAAGTCATCGAGCTTGATGCGGGTGTAGTGCCGTGAAACGACTGCGCCACCGACGCCGATGATCTCCACCGTCGACTCGGGATAGTCGTGCTTCCTCGGGACGACCATCTCGCTCTCGCTCCACTTGACCTTCCCTGTATCCACGAGGAGGTCCGGGAAGAGCCAACGGAACATGCCAGAACGCTCCCACACCGCCTGGATGCGCCGCAGGAAGTGGGAAGCGTTCGTGGCAGTCTCGTTCCCGATGAGTATCCTCTCATCAGGATTCGCGGCGATGCAGCGAACCGTGTCCGCGATCGTCCAGACCGAGGTCTTGAGGTGGTCGCGTGGGGCGAGTCCCAGCTTCCGCCGCGCGGGCCCCTGGATGAACTTGCACATGTCCCCATGCAGCTCGGGGATCAAGTCCTTGAACCCAATGATCGCCTTGGCCATCACGTACGTGTTCTTCTGAGCCTGCTCTCGCAAGCTAAGACGCACATCTTCCGTACGATCAGATTCGTCACCCTCGGCGGCTGCCCACCGGGCGTGCTCGAAGTCTGAGGCAAAGCCGGTCATGCTTCTATGGGTTTCAATTCTTGAAGCGGCAACGTGCCGCTAGTCGACGGGGTCCTCGTACCGCAGCGGGTTGTACATCCCGTCGGCCGAGTTGTTCGACCGCGCCGGCTGGGCCGTCTGCTCGTCATCGTCGTCGTCCTCGAGGCCCTCGTTCTCGAGATCCTCCTCGCTAGGCTCGTCGACTTCGGGTGCGGGCTCATCCTCTGGGCGCTTGTTCATGTCGTCCTCCTACGACTTGTCGATTCCGATGCGTCCCGCGCGATCCGTGAGGTCCGCGAGATCGAGGTAGTTCTGCTGCTCGAGCGACCCGACATCACGGGCAAACTGGAGCTGCTGGTCGATGGTGTCTCTACCCCGCTCCGCCGTGACGTCCGCCGACTTCCGCCACTCGCTCCGATCCCGCCAGACCCGCTGCCGCGAAATCCGGGGCGTGTCCTTGGGTGCCTTGATCTCGTGGAACCGGGTCGGCTTGTTGAGCGCTTTCATGACTTGTTCACCCTACTTTGCGGGCTTCATCTTCCGCAAAGCCTTCGTCCCCAGGTTGCGAACCATCCCGATGAACGCTTTCTGTTCCTTGTTCGGGGGCTTCTTCCCCTGCCATTCCGTCGGGTCCTTCTTTGGCCTGCCCATTTCGGCTCTCCTGTGTAATGTCGATGGCCCGGGCCTCCCCCAGCACTTGGGCCACGAGGTCCAGAGCCTCGGCGTCGATTGTGTGCACGACCTCTGCCTGGATCTTCGTGGGAGCTCGCTTGCCCGCGCGATCGAGGATATCCTGCGCCGTGGCCGCGGCCCCGAGCTGGCTCCGCACGCAATCCGACCGCTCGAACAGCCTCTCCATGACCTGCTTCTCGACGTAGAAGGCCCGATTCGCCTCCGCCAGGATCGCAGTATCTAGGAGCTTGGAGCTCTTGCTGATGTCGGTGACGAACGTGCTCTCCAGCGCAATCAAGTACCGGGCGACCCGCGGTCGCTTGAAGATATTGATCACGTACGTCGAATCCAGGTCCAGGAACCGGGCGATCACGGCGTCGCTCATGCCAGATGCTCGCATCATCGCGGCACGCCGCTCGATCGGTTCCAGGTCTCGCCATTCGTTGTGTCTGCTCATCTCAAAAAACCGTCAGCTCCTGCGAATCGTGGGGGCGCGGGGTAAATTGAACTGCCGTCCTCCCGTGGCACTCCACAATGTACATGAGGTTCCCCGTCCAGTAGTCGATCCTCGTCTTGACCGACTCAACGGGCTTGTCACACTTTGCGCACCAGGGCAGCATTCAGCTCGAGAAGTGAATCAGGTGTGGCCCACTGCCCAGGAGGCACATCACCGCGACGATCAGCAGGATCACGACGCCTATCGCGTACAGGAGCGTCATCAGATTCGCGGGAACCTCCGAGCCCCCGACCGCCTTGATGCAGACGTTCAAGATCCAGAACACCGCCGCGATCCCGAGTGCAACGAGGAGCAACGTGAGCAAACACTCCAAGAGCCCGATGATCGTCATGGGATCTATCTCCTATTCCTGGAACTTCTTCCAGCCACCCGACGGGGGCGCGTCTACGCCCCCCGAGTGCCCTTGTTGCAGCACCTTGTCCTCGATCTGCTTTTG